AAAAGCCGACTGAGTGCAACTGTCAACAGCGTAACAATCGACTCCGAAGGCATTGGCACGTTAAACGCAACTTTTACCTTTGATACAACTGGACTTGGTGTTTACGACGACAGCGATAATATCGACACCGATATTGAAGTGCTAAAAGCAAGCAAGTTCCGCGTTACCTTTACCAATCCTGCCATCACGGACGACGACGACGAAGCGGTCTGCAAGTACACCGTCAAGATCAGGGTCCGCACAAAAGCAACTCAAAAGATCAAGCGAGCAACGTTAAGTAACGTCAGCCTCAGTACAACCACGGCAGTTGTAGATGGTGTAACTGTTGTGACTAGCGTTAGCGCTAGCGGCGGCGGCGGAGACATTGATATTGATGCGGTCAACAATAATCAAACGCCAGTTTTCAGAATTCAAGACGGCACCAGCGTAACTGGCAATGGCACAGTCACCGTCACCAAAAACCTAAAGTTTGATGCCACGCAGATTCATATCGAAAAGTGCGCCGATGTAGCTGGTACCGTTGCAGGCCGCCAGAAGACATGGGACGACGCGATCATCCCAGGCGAGCTCTACAAGGTCGGTTCTGCACTTGCAATCTGCACTAGCCGCACCGATGACGTGTTTGTCTCAGAAGCCGATATATCTAGCGGCAGCGGCACTGAAATCACTGCGGTGTTTACGACTGTGCGCACTGGATCAGTCACGCTCAATACGCAAGCCAACATTGAGCGCGATGGCGATGACTACCTAGCGGGCAGCTATGAACTGCGCAACGTCGCCACAGCGCCCGATGGCCATATCTTGCGTTGCGCCATCGCAAGCGTTTCAACCACTCGCCCATGCCAAGCAGTTGAGTTCGGTATCCGCTCGCGCATTGGCATTCGTATCAACGGATTCTGCAATCTCAAGGATTCGATCAGCTTTACCCAAGCTGATAATCGCGCTTGCATTAGCCGCAAAGACGATATTATCGAGCGCGGCTCAACTCTCAAGGTGGATGTGTTCCAAAGCAATACGATCACCACCACCGAAGAGCGCTACAGCTTCTTCAAGATCGGCTACCGCGAGGCCGGCAGCGGCGGTGCGTTCACGATCCTGAGCAACACTTACGGCATTCGCGGCGCAACACAGCAAAACGTATTTAACTACGTGCAGCTGAACATGCCATCGCTGAAGCAATGGGAGTTCAACATTGAACCGCTATCTGGTTTTGAGGTACGCGCAGGTACTGGCATCAACACGCTCTACGTGCTTGATGCACGACTGAGTACCCGGCAGGTAGTGACTGATGGGTCGGTCACCGTTGCCTTTAACGGTGAATCAGTGCCGCGCACAGCTGAGCAGTTTGCCATTGCCGCAGTACGTGGCGAAGGTAAAGGCATCCCCGAGCTGGATCCAAGCAACTACGGCAGCGCAGCAGATCGCAGCTATCTCGACACATGGGGCAAACTTGCGGAAGCATTTGTCTACGAAGAGGCACAAAGCAGCGCCGGCAGTGGACCCGAGCACGAGGTGGTGTACATCAACGAGATCGTGCCGAATGCCACGGCACCTGTTTATGACGACCTCGCCCTAGTCGGCATCAACGTGATGAGTTCGGTTGAGTGGCAGCAGTTTGGGCAGTTCAGCTGCTACGTGACAGGCGGTAAGACCTGTCGCCGCCTGCGGAGCAGCCTTGTAGTTGGCGCCACGCACCTATTCCCGGATGTCCTGCTGGATCTGATGACTAATGCCACCTACGGCGCTGGTGATCTGATCACCGATGAGATGATCGATCTTGATGCCTTTGAGACAGCAGCGGATTGGTGCTACGACCGCAAATACTTTTTTGATGGCGTGCAAGCCGATCGCGTCAACCTTCGCCAGTGGGCAGCAGACACTGCAGCCGCGCATCTACTGGTGTTTGGCGAGAGCGACGGTAAGTTCTATTTGCGTCCGGCTCTGCAATTCACGGCAGTGCCTATCAAGGGTTTGTTCACTGCCGGCAATATCGTTGAGGGCAGCTTCAAGCTGCAATACCTTGAGCCTGAGGAGCGCGAGCCAATCCAAGTCAGTGTGCGCTATCGCGAAGAGCGTGCCAGTACTGATCTGACCAATCCCGGCATCTTCCCGACTGAGCGTGAAGTGCTGGTGCGCGAGGCGATCGGCACCGCAACCGATCCAGTTGAGTCGCTCGATCTTAGCGATTACGTCACCAGTCGTGCGCACGCCATTGATGCCGCCAAGTTCATCATCCGTATGCGCCGCATCCCAACGCACGCAATCAGCTTTCGCACAACCCATGAAGGCGCACTAGCCAAGCTTGGACCTAGCGACTATATCCGTGTGGCAATGGATGAGACTCAATACGACGAATTCAACAATGGCGTCGTCACCGCCGATGGCGCGCTAGTCAGTACCAAGCCTCTGGCCGATGGCGCCTACAACGTGATCGCATGGGATGGCACAGAAGGCACGCCGCCAGCCGATGCAACGCTGACCGTAAGCGGAGGCGGCACCGTAGCTACTCCGGTCGGCGTGGTGTTCACCGTCAAGTTGCCCAGCACGCAGGTGCGTACCTACCAGATCGAGCGGATTACGCCAGACGAGGAAGGCACGTTTAACATTGAAGCAGTTCACATGCCAACCAACGCCTCAGGTGTTTTGGAGCTGGCAAACGGCTTTGATACTGCCGGCAACTGGGTGATTGAGTGATGGCTGTCGCATTTCCAAGCATCACGCCAACTAGCCGCAGCTTTACGGCACCGCGATGGCCGACAAGCGGCATCACGTCACAATCTGGCGTCACAACACGCAGGCTGTGGGGCAGCCGCCCATCGCAAGCGCAACTCAGCCTCGGCTTTGACAACATCACCGACGACAATGCGGCCGCTATTGCGCAGGCATACAACTCAGCCAAAGGTGCCACAACTGATCTGACGCTGCCGACTGAGCTCTTTGCTGGCGCATCATCTACGTTGACAACATGGCTTGACGGCAGCGCAACCGGCGCAGGGCTGAAGTGGTTTTTTGCTGAAGAGCCGCCAAGCATCGAAAGCTCCGGCAGCCCTGGGCGCAGTAATGTGCGTGTGGCGCTGGTGGCTGAGCTTAGACTGTAGTCATGGCATACACAGGCGCTAACGGCAGCTTCACCATTAACGGGTACACCGGAGTGGTGCGTAACGCCACGGTAGACATCTCGCGTGATGCGCTTGAGACCACGAATCTTGGTAATTACAGTCGCACATATACGCCTGGCCTGATTGGAGCAACAGGTAATGCAACGTTCATCTATGAAGCCGAAATCAAAGGCAATTTGATTGCAAATGTGCTGAACACCGCTAGCTCGCGTGAGACGCCGATTGCGGTGACACTAACTGTTGGCACAGGGCAAACACTGGCCGGCAGTGTGTTCATCACGCAAGTCGGCACGTCCGTCTCTGTCGGCGACGTGACCAGCACCAATGTGGCATTCCAGTTCACGGGTGCGCCTAGCTAGTCATGGCAGTTCTTGGTACTAACGGCAAAATCGTTTTAAGCCGCTCGGCGCCAGCGCCTGTTGCGGTTGATGTCACTGCGCTGAACCAAGACAAAAACATCATTTCTCTTGCCGCTACTGGCTTTCGTAGTGGTGACTTGGTTGAAGTCGCAAGCTCAAATAATTGGCCAAACCCGAATCTATACAGCGATCCGCTGATTCCAAGCTACGCCAATATCTTTGATTATCAAGACTATGCCGAGATGGTCGGCTATAGCACGGCATATCCTGCCGGATTGCTGCGCCCATTTCGTTGGTTATCGACCGAAAATTACGATGTACTGACAACTGAAAATGGCAATGCGTTTGCAGTGCAGTCGGATGCAGATATCACGCCATATCGCAACCGTTTGTACGTACACGTTGATGCGCTAAATCGATTGTCGTTTTATCGCACGCGAGCAGCAGCGCTAGAGGGCGCTAATGACGCGACGCGAGAGGACATCGATCAATCCGACTTTGCGTTAGATCCTTCTGGTCAGATTGAACTGCGCCTTGTCAACGAATGGAAGCTAGAAGCTTGCCTGCAAAGCTGGAGTCTGAACCTTAACGCCAGCGAAATTGATACCACCGGATTGGGTGATCAATTCTTTGATGGCGTTAAGTCATTGGTGCAAGGTGGCGGTACGCTTGATTTCTTTATTGAACGCGAAGAACGCGATAATCGCAACACTGCGATTATTAGTCGCAGCGAGTATGCCAACGCCTATGTGTTTTTTGGCGTTGAAGAAAACATTACTTACAACAATGCTGCAGTGAGTGGCAACAGCACTGGAACAACTGCCTACGACAATGCCGAGGTAACGCCGGCTCCTGCCGCTTTCACGCTTGATGCAACTGCATTGGCCACGCTTGGCACAAGCAACATGCTGCGCTTGCTGCTGAACACCAACGAGCAAGCGGAGGCTGAGGCTGAGTTTTGGATGATTGACGGAGATGCGCAAGACCGCACTAGCTATACCGGAGTTCTGCTGCCTGGCGACCTATATTACAAAGCGCAGATTATGCTGACGAGTAGCGCTGTCAGTGTTCGCGCCACGGATGTGATTACTGGATCAGCGAACTTTGTGACCGTGCGCGAGGTGCAGCTGCGCGAAGGCTAGACTGCTACCCATAAGGGATCGTTGCCATGACCTATAAGATCACCCACAAAAACAGCACCGTATCCGGCACTCCACCTACGGCGGGTGATATTGACGCAGCAGAAATTGCGATCAACTCAGCAGACGCTGCGCTTTACGTAAAAGATACGAATGGAAGCATTAAAAATGTCGTCACCGACGCGCTATTTACCCAAGACGGTGCTGGTGCTGTGCGGCGCACCGTTAAATCAAAGCTGCAAGATGTGGTGAGTGTTAAGGACTTTGGTGCTGTTGGAGATGGTGTGACGGATGATACGGCCGCTATTCAGGCTGCTATCAATGCTGTCGCCCCCTTTACATGGCAAGGTACCACACGAGCAACAGAACTAGCGGCAGGTGGCGGAACTGTCTTCTTCCCACAAGGCAATTACCGCATTACTTCAAAGATCAGGTTGGCCCCCAACCTTTCGTTAGTTGGCGTTGGACATACTAATTTCTTTAACTCTGGCAGTTCAGGAAGCAATCAAAACAGATCGGCAATCATTGTTGATTATCCGGCGGCAGCCTACACGGATTATGCGTTTGACACGGCTAATTACAACGCAAGCGGGGTTCGCGTAAGCAATCGGATTGTCGGTGGCGAAGAAAGCTCAAATGGCACGGCTGCTTTTTGCGAAGGCATTGTCATTCAAGACATTGGCTTTATCGGAAAGAAAAACTGCTCTTGCTTGAACCTTGCTGGGACGCCAGACATCCGGCTGAAAAACGTCTTCGTCAGGGGGTTCATTACCGGTGTTCGCATTTCCGCCAGCTGGGGCGGGTCAATGACCGACATCAGAATGATGAGCACCATCTTTAGGGGGCTCGTTATTCTTACTGATGTTAACGGGTTGACGCTGACAAACATCTACATCAGCGCCCTTCTTGGCGGCGAGCCTGCTTACAACCCAGCAGTTAACGGCTACGAGGGTTGGGAGTCCGCCCTAGTGTATGACGCATGGACGCAGGCTGACCAAAACAGCAAAAGCTGCTGCATTTTTTCTTACTTTGGCGCCTACGGAGGGCACGGGATTACCGTTGAAAGTGCAGCCGTTGGAATCTCAACGTATCAGTCTGCGGCGCGTCTTTACGGTATTTACACTGAAGGCATCAGCAGCAGGATTATCCAAACTGGTTCCAACAACTACGGGAGCAACTACTTTGAGTTTTTTGAAGTTCGCTGCTCAAGTGCTGCGTTTATCTGGGCCCAGTATTCCCGTCTGCACGTCAAAGTTGAGGCCAACATTGCTGAATACTTAAAGGTTTTTGAGGTTGTACGCACACTTGACAACCAATACTTCATGCCCATCGTCGAGGGCATCAGCTTAAAGGCCAGCGATCCAGGCACGGTTGTTGGGGCGTGGCATCTCAACGACGAACTCTGGGGCAGCCCGACTGTTCTCAAAAAGGGTGGACTCAAATTCCCAGCTGCTCAGGTCGCTTCAACTGACCCCAACACCCTTGACGACTACGAAGAGGGAGCATGGACGCCAACGCTTTTGTTTGGGGGCAGCACGGCAGGCTCTCAGTCAAATGGAGGCTGGTACACAAAGATTGGCAACGTCGTGCATTGTACATTTGCACTTTATCTCGGCACAAAGAGCGTCAATACAGGGAGCGCGACTATCTCCGGTTTGCCGTTTGCCTTGACAGATCAGTACTTAGAGCAGGGCAGCGGCTTAGTTTCGTTTCTGTACAACACACCATCCCTTAATAGGACAATTATTCTCTCTGGTCTGACTGGTAGTGTCGCTATACTGGATGGGGCGACACACGCCAACTTCTCAAATGGCGCTGATTTACGGGGCCATTTTTCCTATCGTCTCTCTGCGTGAGGTACTGATTATGGCACTTCGAGAAACCACCACGATTGACAGAATCGAAATCCTGGATGGCGGGACCATCGCAGTCAGGGAGGTAACTGTCATTCGCAAAGACGAAACCCAGATCGCCACAACCTACAAACGCTGGACCTTGGAGCCTGGCAATGATGTCTCTAATCAACCTCAAGCAGTGCAGGAAGTTTGCGCTCAAGCTTGGACGCAAGAGGTAATCAAAAACTTTAACAATTTAGGTAAACCTGTACCATTTGCAAGGTTCCCCCAATAACAAAAAAACATTTGGCTTAAACCATGGAGGTTTATCAAAAACTGGCATGGCCTTGTAACGGCACGCTCGCTAGGCGCTAATATTCAATCGCAACAGATACAAGGATAGTGGACGGTTATGGCCAGCGTCAAAATCTCCGAATTAACTGCGCTCATTGCTCCCGCCGCAGCCGATGAACTGGCGGTGGTTGATGTCAGCGCAAACAGCACCAAAAAAACCACAATCGGAGAAGTAGTCGGCATTATCAACGGCGATGTAGACGTCGCCAACGATGGCACTGCAACGATCAGCGAGCTGCCGGTCAGCAAGCTGCAAGATGGTGCCGCCCGTCAAGTGCTGCAGACCGACGCCGCTGGTACAGGCGTTGAGTGGACATCCGACGTCGCTCTACCAGGCACGCTTAGCGTCAGTGGTGATGTTAATTTCGATTCCGGGCTGATAAGAACTGTGGCCAGCACTAACAGCATTGGGCTATTTGGTGCCACGCCCGCAGTTCAGCCCAGCGCCATTGCCAATATCACTACCACGGCTACAACCGGCACCTTGCCTACGGCAAATGGCAGCGTTACCATTGCCGACGCCGCGGCTCCGACCGTAAGCGAGCTGCTGGAGTATTCAGTAGAGCTTGAGTCAAAGCTGGAAGCTGCTCTGGCCGCATTGCGCACACTTGGCGTAATCGCAACCTGATAGCAAATAGGTTGGCAGGTGGCCGGTCCTCACGCGGTGCCGGCCTCGCCGCAGCCTGCCACCGCGGACCGCCTAAACGCCTCAAAAGGGTTTAGGTGTAAAGCTTAGCAGGTAGCTAAGCTAATGGCATGATCGAGCTGATCGCTGCTATTGCCGGGGCGTCGATCTCCGTTGCCGCGATGGGCGCGATGGGATTTAGCCGCCGCAATGACGAGGCGCGTGATGCGGTCATTCGGTTGACCAGCGCAGTAGAGCATATTGCCACGCAATTAGAAGTGCTGCACACCGATATCAAAGAAGATCGCAAGGAAACGTTTACGCGGCTAAATACGGTTGAGCAAAGGGTATCTAAGCTAGAGGCACAGCCGAGGGCGCGTTAACCATGGATCGCTTTGCTGACTACATTGCTTTGATAGTTGCCATTCACGGCGTTGCCTTGATTGTAGTCAACTTGACTCCTACACCCAAGGACAACGCAGCACTTGGCGCCACCGCTAAGGCAGCAGTCAAGATGTATAGGGCCATTGAGATCCTTGCTGGCGTGATCACTCCGTTTGTTAAGCGATGATCAAGCTAAGCGATCTGTTTAAGTACTACAAACACGGCACGCCGCATCAAATGGCGGCCATCTCTGAATTAGAGGCTGAGCTATTAAAGGTTGCGCCTGAAGTCTTTAATAGGGATCAGCATTGGTACAAGACCTGGCAGGCTGGCGGCAAGCTGCATAATTATGAGCCAGCCATAAAGCTCATTAAAGAGTTCGAGGGCGTGCACCTCAGTGCATACCCGGACCCATTGCATGGATGGGACGTTGCAACCATCGGCTATGGCATCACGCGCTACCCAGATGGCCGCAAGGTGCAACGCGGCGACAAGATCACCGTGATTGATGCCGATCAGCTACTAGCGCTTGAGGTTGAGCGCATCGCCGCAAAATTGCGCAACAGCGTGCCGTTTTGGAATGAGATGACGGGCAACAAGCAATGCGCGTTGATCTCCTTCGCTTACAACCTTGGTGCCGGCTTCTACGGCAGCACTGGTTTTGAGACGATGAGTAAATGCCTTGCCGGCAAGGACTGGCAGGCAGTGCCAGCAGCAATGGAGTTGTACCGCAACCCAAGCAGTGCCGTAGAGGCAGGTTTGCTGCGTCGTCGCCGCGCAGAAGGCAGGCTATGGGCTGGTGAGCAGCAGCAGGATCCATCCAAGCTGTCACCCAATAGCGCATTTACAGCTCGCATTACGCCGCACGTGCAGCTTGGTGAGTTTGCGCTATTTCAAGAAGCACGGCGCTTTGATCATCAATACCAGCTCGACACGGCAGCAGAGCTAGCGGCATTCCTTGAGCGCGCACGTGTCAAGTTTGGCGGCAAGCCTGTGGTCATCACTAGCGGCTATCGCCCGCGTGCCATCAATGCAGCAGTAGGCGGCTCCAGCGGCAGCGAGCACCTATACGATGCACCTGATGTTGGTGCGGTTGATTTTTACATCCGTGAGGTCAACATCAACCACGTGCAGGAGTGGTGCGATCAGAACTGGCCGTATTCACTCGGCTACGGCGCGCCTAAAGGATTTGTGCATTTAGGAATGCGTCGCGGCAAGCCAAAGGTACGATGGGATTATTGAAGCCACTGCGTGGATCACTGCATTGATGGCGCAAACCTCATCCCGAAACGCAGTGCAAAACATAGATTCAGGCAGCAAATCTTTGAGGCATGGCAGCATCAATGCGCTTACTGCGGAGATGCAGCTGACACGTTAGATCACGTCAAGCCGCGCCACAAAGGTGGCGCTACTGTAACGACTAACCTTGTGCCAGCTTGCAGGCCATGCAATCGAAAGAAGGGCAGCGAAGAATGGCAGCAGTGGTTCAATCAGCAGGATTCCTATCTGCTAGATCGTGAGCTTGCTGTGCTGCACTGGATTCAAGCATCTGATGATAAAACACCCTAGCCTGCCATTCTTGCTGGTGATCTTTACACATTCCCGCTAGGCAGACCCTCCAGACGTTCCCGACTTTCTGTATTGTTGGCGCCAAGTGGGGTGCCTGCCAGCGGGTTGCCTATCAGCATACGAAGGCGGCTGATGCCACGCCTTTGTATTTCGCACATGCGCGCACGTGACAGGCCCATGCGCTTTTCTAGGTCATTCCATGGCACTGGATTGCGACTGTTGCGTGCGTAGATGATTTCACGAGTGCGATCATCTAAATGCTCATCGCAATAGTCGCGCACTGTTTCAAGTTGCCAATCGTATTCAACGTCGTATTGTCTTTTATCGGCAATGATATCAAGAATGTTAGATGATTCATCTTGCGCAGGTTTATCAAGGCTTGTGACCCGATACGACTGTTGCAGTGTGTCAGATATTACCTTAGGGGTCACATCAAGCACTGCAGCAAGCTCCGCCATGGTCGCTGTGCGTCCATGCTCTTGCGCAAA